ACACCTGCGGTCAAACTTGAAACATTGAGTCCACCAATCTGTCCAGCAGTTGTAGATCCTCCAGAAGTTACAGATGGAGTTACATTGTTACCTGATATTGAATAAGTCGTTCCAAGTTTATTGGTGACGCTATATGGCATATCAACAGTAATTTGTGCAGAGGTTACAAACTCCTGTTTTATATCTGCATATGTAGGACTAGCTATTAGAAATAATAATGGAATTAATTTTTTCATTTTTTGTCCTCCTTAGGATCTACTATTAATCTTATAGGAGTATCAATCCGTACGAGTTGTGTATTACCTAACACTTCTTGCAACTCGGCTTTCACAGTCTTTCCATTTTTACCTCCATTCTCTTTTCCTTTCTGAGTAATAGATGCACCAAAACTACTTGCTAGACCTACAAAAACCGAAGCAATAAATGTAGGATCTATCTTTTGTTGTGGTATGCCTAGTTTTGATAAATCCAAGTAAGAAAGGCTTAACATCGCAGTTGCCCAAAAAAGTAAAATTAGTCTGACGCCTAGTGATACAAACTCAAACTGCTCTTCACGATCTGGTACTGCATTTTGTAATTTTGACCAAATTCCTTTTTTATTTTCTTTTACTTGTTCTGCCATAGCAACTTTTATTAGTCATACTAAACATAATTAACTATTTACGCAAATGACAGAGGTACAAGCAGCACTAATAGGAGCAGCAGTTACTGCTTTTGTTATGGTTTTATCTAACATGAGTAACAGAAGAGAAAAAACAATAATAGATATATATACCAGACTAAATAAGCTATCACAGGCGGTTAGTAGGTTAGAAGGCAAGATCCAATAATGTTTGGTATGTTTAGGAAAGAACATAAAAAACAATGTCAAAGTTTCTGATCAGCTTATTTATTAAATTTGGAAAATCTGAATCCTTGAGAAAAGCTGCTTTAAGTCTTTTAAAAGATCTTGTTGCTAAATCTGACAATGATATTGATGATGCAATTGTCAAAATGATTGAAGAAAAATTATTTCCTGTTAAATGACTAAGGATAAATTTTTAAATATAGATATTGAACCAGCACCTCCAGAGCTTCAGCTATCAGTAGAAATGAGGTGTAGAGAAATTATGAATAGTGATGATTATGATAATATCAAAAGATATTGTACTCATTTAGTTAGACATCAAATGAAGCAAGATGTTTTTCTTGCTAGTATTTTAGGCCGCTTAGTAGAGCTTGAGGCAATTGTAGCCTGTACAAGCATTAATAAACGTCGTAAGGGCTTTGATTTGTTATTTTATAGAATTAGTAAGCTATTTAAAAAAAAGCGTTAGAAGCTGAATAACTATCAATCAAAATATTTATAAACAAGGTCAAAATCTTCAAAACTTTTACAATTAATAATTAATCCTTCTATTAATTCGCCTAGTAATTCTTTTTCCTTACCAGATGTTTTTTCTATTGCTTTAAATAATTGTCCAGGAACAGTTCTGTTTTTAGGAAATTCATTTGTTAGTTTTACTGCTTCTTCGTAATTCATAAAAGTTTTAATGCAGAATTTAAATTATCATCAACCCATTTATACAGTGATGGTGCCTTTGTCTGCAATCCTTCTGGGTCAAAAATATACATAGTAAAAGCTTCAGCAAATTGTTCGAATCGATTTTTTCTTGCATAAGTAGAGACAAATCTGAAGTCAAGCCTTCCACCAGTAAAACTAGAAGCACCTGAACCTTTAAAATGTACCTGATGTCCTATTTCGTGAACCATAGTAGAAAACCAACGAACATCTCGGTCATGTATTGAGCTAGTACTTGGAACTTCTACATTTCTAAATACATATTTAGAAGAATCACGTAATTCAACATTTAAAATACTTTTTTTCTGTTTAATAAATTCTTTAATATCTGTTTTATTTAATGGTTTTGCTACTTCATATAATTTTGTATTGACGACTGAACTGGTTGTAGTTGTATATCCAGAGTAACCTTTACCACAAGGTTTTAGCATGTTTCGCATTACTCTTTCAAAATTTTTACCTTCGCCTTGTTTAATAGCATCTTTAACAGCAGAAAAATATTCTATTTGTTCTCTATTATCTGCAGCAGTTTGAAAAACATCAAAAGCTTTTTCTGTAGTTTTTAATTGGTCTTTAATAGCTTTTTTCGAATATCTAGCGATCTGGTTTTTATTCCATCTTTCATCACGCATAGCAAAATTATTAATTTGTTTACTTTTTTTAAGAAATTCACGCATTTTTTTACTATTTACAGCAGTCAATCCACCTACACTTTCTAAACTTGTTAATGAATCTGAAATCATTTTTTCAGTTCCGCCAAATTTAGCTGTATATTCTGCAGCTTTTTTAGTATCAAATACACCAGTAGCTATAGAAGTAAATGGTTTTTCTTTTGGTACAGGTGGAAGATCTTTTAATTCTTTTAGTAGAGATTCAGCTGTAATTCTAGGTTTACGTAATTTTCCATATTTTTTTTCTAATTGTTCTAAAGATAGTTCAGTTCCATCATTTCTTATTAATTGTCTAATAGCAGTTTGTCCAGTACTGCCTTTTTTTCTTGCTAATCGTTTAAAAAAACGTACGCGGTCTAAACTTCCAAGTGTTTTAATCTGTAATTCTTCATCTTGATTTAAAAGCCAGTCACCATAAGCCTGATTCTGTGGAACTCTACCTGTAATACTAGGTCGAGTATCTAAAAAAGTTTCAGGTGGTTTTTCTAGTCCAGGATATTTTTTTTGCAATCCATCAAAATCTACTACAGGAACTGTTGTTGATCTGCAATTAAAATGTTGGGGAGGTGTTGGTCCTTTGTTATATGCAAACTCTTTACCATCTAATCTTTGACAGATAGGACTTGTTCTTGAATCTAATGTAGCTACATATTCATATTTAGGAGCTACTTTTTTGTTAGCTGCATAAACTGCCTGACTAGCTTCGTTTCTAACCTGATTAACTGAAGTTCTAACTATAGTCTGAACTTGATAATTAGCTAATTTAATACTTTCACCGCCACGACTAGCTAAACGTTTTACTGTTAATTTACCCATGCTTCGAGCAGAATTAAATTCTAATTTTCCTACTAAACGCCTAGCTATTTGTTGTGTAGTTTGACCAGAAAATACTCCAGATCTTATTGCAAGAGCTAGTTTTTGTTGTTGTCCTACTGCTATTCCTCTAAATGCTTTTTCTACAGTATCTCCATTGGGTAAAGTTATTGAAGCACCTTGTCTAGCAGTTAATTCAAATTTACCCGAACCAAAATTTATAAAATCATCTTCAGTAAATTTTGAACTAGTAAAAATATTAACTTGAGTAGGATCTGTATAAATTACTGACTCTGCATATTTCGGACTAATAGCAACGCTATTAATTGGAATATTACCCGAAGCAGTTACTTTTTTTAATTCGTTAACGATAAAATCACGCTGAAGTAAAGCTACACCCTGTAATTGACTTTTAAAATCTTTTGCAGAAGCACTAGACCATTTATTAAGACTATCTTTTGCTTGTTTTATTATTGATCTTAATCTTTTTCTAGTCTGCGGAGCAACAATTACAGCTTCGCCTGCTTTTGCCTGGGCAATATTTATTTGTTTTAATTGCTTTGCAGCTGAAATTATTATTTTGTTATAGGTTATTGCATATTCCTTAGCAACTTTATTACTATATCTATTTAAATCAATTGTTTCTCTAAAAAATACTTCTGGTATAGACACATTAAGCAGCTTCTTCTATAGGTTCCATATCAATTAAACCACCATTTTGTGTACTCTCTAATTCTTCTTCTACATTAAAATTATCTCCTAATACTTCATTTTCAGATAATTGATCAAGTAAAGTTTTCTGGCTAATAGTTCCTGCAGTATAAAGTTGTAATAATGCCTGTATTTCTTGAGGTTCTAGTCTAGCTGCTAAGAAATCTCTATTAACAAAACTACTGCCTGCATTAGGTTCGTTTAAATATTCAGAATGAAATTTTAAACAATTATCTATTAAATCTTGCATTTGTTGAGCTATAACCTGCATTGTACTATCGCCTTGACTTCGATCAATTTTTTTACTTTCTGCAGTTTCTGCTGATAATTTTTGTCCAAGTACAGCTGCTAACCCTAATTCATTTATTTGTTTTTCTAATTGGTTTAATCTTTGAAATTGGCTATCGTAACTATTTCCAGTAGGTTCAATATATTTTGCATCAGATTCTGCAGGTAAACTTAAAGCTTCTCCTGGTCCCGCACTAACTTCTTCTGCACTTGCAGGAAAACCAAAAAAAGCAAGCATTGGAACTGAGCTTATATGTAATTGATTATCTAGATCAGATTGAATTTGATATGCTTTTAAATTTAATTCTGCAATATCAGATAAAGGAGGTCTTGATTCAAACAATCCGCGTCTATTTGAATATGCAATAGAAAAAGGAATTTTATCTAAACTCATAGAACCTTCATCAAATAAAGAATATTCACTTTTTTTATTTTTTCTATGAATTTCATATCGACCAGGTTCTAATACTCTTATCTGTTCTACAATTTTTTCTCCATATTTACCTTTTGATTCTGTTACTTTTTCAAATAAACGTAATTGTGTAAGCTGCCTAGAACCATTTATAATTTCAGTTCGCCATCCTAAAATATCTCGTGGACTATATGTAACCCAATAAGGCCTTGTTTTATCTCCTTCCTTTGGTGCATCTACTAATATTCCAACATGACCATATCTTATTGCTACTCTAGTTGTGTTATATAACCAGATATTTAAATCATTGCCTTCTAAATCAACATCAAATAATTGTTCTCTCACTAAATCACTAACTTCATTTAATCTAACTGGTTTTCTGGTTAACATACCAGCTAACATTCTTTCTAATCTTTGGTAATATGGCGGACAAACAGAACGTGCTAATCGAGCATCATAAGAGTCATCAGTTTCACGCGGTTCTTGAAATAAATATTTTCTATGTTGTGATCTAATTGTAAATGTACCCTCGTTTAAATCTTCAATCAATCCCCAATGAGCAAGCATACGTTGGTATGCAGTGTTAGGAGAATTAACATCTGAAACTGCTAAAGCAACAGGATTATTATAAATTGATTGAGTGCTATACACAGTTTTTCCTCATAATACCACTTACTAATAAATTCTAATACCAGTTCTTGCTCCTGCCCGACCATAAATCATATTAAATTCACGATATATTAAATAACCGAGAGCATCATTCATGTGATCGTACCCATTTTGTTTATCAGGATCTCCTGTTCTTTCATCATAGCTTTGTAATTCCAAACATTCAATTAACTTTCGGCAACGGGCATGAACCGCCAAACGCACCCGTCCTTTGGAGTTTTCCAACATTGCTTGTACGGAAGCGCATCTATCTTTGATCGGCGGATTGCTTTTGAGCGCCATTGACGTAAAACCATAGCTTTCGAGTATTGCAATATCTGTTTTAGAAGCATTGATCGTTGATCTTGCAGAACCACTCGCATCGGGATAAATTAGTATTTTGTTTGAAGGATAGCGTCTTTTTAATTCTTGAGCTAGAGCATCTGTATCTTTTTGTTTTGAAATTTCATCAATAATGTATAATTCATCTCCAACTTGTACACCAATAACAGCATTACAATTCATCACGTTAAAATCTATTCCTACTTTTAAAATTTCATGTAGATAATCAAAAGAAAATTTTTGTTTTACATGTTTATTTCTATCAAATCTTGAATAAACAGCACCAGTTGTAAGATTTGTAAAATTACCATTTAAATAAGCCTGGATTAGTTGCGGTGGATAATTTTCTAATAAACTATCAATAAATCCTTCAGGTAAATATGGATTATCAGAAGTTTTTGCTTTTATTAATCTTGTATCTTCTTTTGCATTTTTTTCAAATGTTTCAAAAGCCCATGAATGACCTTCAGGAGTTGTAGTTGCGTAAAATTGTTGAATATTACCTGATCTTAATCTTGCTAAAGCCATGTTCATTGCTTGCTCCGCGTCGCGTTTATTTACAGTATCAGCTTCATCAAACCCTACAGCGCAAAGGTTTTGCCCACGTAAACGTTGATAAGTAAGAATAGTTCTAAGTAAAATTGTATGTATTCCTTCTTTAAATTGTAATTGATATTCTGGAAGTGGCGAAGCTCTGAAAGTATAAGGTATTTGCCATTCTTCTAATAAATCATTCATAGTCCGCATTAAAATATCACGAAGCATCGGAGCAGTAGGTTCAAATACAGCAGAAATATGACCAACATTCATAGCAGCTAATAAAAAAGATTTAGATACTAAAGCATAAGTTTTACCAGCACCAAATCCACATACTAAAGCTAATTTTCTATGTTCTGTATCTTCACAAAATTTTTGTTGATGAGGAAGTAATTTACTTTGAATTTTATTTATAACTTCATCAGCAGTAGGCAGTTCAAACATTCCATCTCCCGCTAAAACATGACCTTGTTTAACAGTATCTAAAAAACTCATGAACAAAGATCAGCTAATTTTGCTGCGGTATTTATAGCACCAAGAGCAATATGAAATTGTCCAGCGTTTCTTGCTTCCATTTGTAAAGTAGAACATTGAGCTAATAAATCAGCAATCATTTGGGGTCTCTCAATATCCCAATCTTTTTTAATATCATCTCTAGCTTTTTTTAAATAATTATCTACAGTAGCTTCTGATACCCCCCAGTTTTCTCTAGCATACCTTAAGCAATCTGACCTTCTACCACCTCTCGCAATTATCCGAGAAAGCTTTTGTACTCTGATATCTATCTCAATTTTGCTTGATTCAGAAGCTGCCATTTAATTATTTTGTATTTTAAACCAATGGTTGTATATTTCTAATGCTACACGTTGAGTCATAAAAGGGGGAACACTCATACCCATAACATAGCGCGGATCAATTTTTAAAAAGTTAAAATCTTCAGGAAAAGTCTGTAGTCTTTTATTTTCTTCAGCACTTAAAGTACGCGGTGACTGCCAATGAGTCATTCCAGAATTTGCAAGAATAGTAGGCGAAGGTTGGTTAGGATTTAACATACCATAATTAAAAAAATATCCTTTGCTATGTGCTTTAGATAAACTTTGTCCAGGCTTTACTTTATGCCACAAAGCTCTAGCTGCAGGACCAATAGGTTTTACGAAAGAAGCTGAACTTATTCCCTCAAAAGCAGTTTTACAAGAAATAGGTTTTTCTTTAAAAGTAGGTTTAAAAGGTTTAAAATTTAAATCTTTTCTACGTGCAATAAAAAAAGTCCTTTCTCTTTTTTGTGGTACGCCCATAGCTGCGGAATTAAATAAAAATAATTGAGTTTCATATCCTGCTTTTCTAAAATCATTAAATATTTCTTTTACATAACCTCTAGCATTACCAGCTATAAGACCTTTAACATTTTCTGCTACTACTATTTTTGGCTGAAGTAATTTAGCAGTTTCTACAAAATGAAAAAACAAATCATCTAATCTTTGAAATTTCTGACCTTCTCTAAATTTAAATTCTTTTCCCCATTTTTTTTCTCTTTTGCCTGCCATGCTGAATGTTGAACAGGGAGGAGAACCATCTAAAATGTCTAAATTTTTTAATTCTTCTGGTATATTTTCTAACTTATTAAACTCCTGGACTCCCATCATATAGCTATATTTAGGATTATGGTTAGCTCTATAAATATCCATCATTTCTTTATCAATTTCTACACCGCCTAAAACATTAAACCCTGCTAATTTATAACCCATAGTTGAACCACCACCACAATGAAAACAACTAAAAACATTTAAATTATTTTTTTTTATATCCTTAATTTCTGAAAGATACCAGGCACCAGTTTTTTTCAAATTCATTTTTTATTATTAAATTCAAAACCACATCTAGGACAAGTATTATCAAAATTATTAAAATCGGATTCAGATTGTTCTTTAGAACCTTCAAAATCTTTAATTTCACCTGAACCTAATAATTCTTCTAAATCATCATCTTCAAAAAACGGTTTTAAATCATAATCCATAGTTAATTCTTCTAAAACCTGTCTATCCCAATCGGATAAATCAGAAGATCTATTATCAGCAATAGCTAAACCAACTTTTTGATCTTCAGTTAAATTTGTTCTTTTAACAGCAATAATTTCATCACCATTAGTTTCAATTACTTTTACATTTTTTAAACCTGCAGCTTTAGCACCTTCAATTGTGCCATTACCAGCAATAATTCTATTATTTTCATCAATAACAATAGATCTGCCAGTACCAAATTTTTCTAAAGATTCCGAAATTAATTTTGCTGATCTATCAGTTCTTAATCGAGCATTTTTTTGATCTTTGTTTAGATCTTGAATTGAGATCACATTCTCTGATTTGTCCTGCATAATTTATTGTTTTTTGAATTAATTGTAATTGCGTTTGTATTGATAATATCAATTTTTCGTCAATTGGCATCTTTTCTTCAATAGCATTATCAAGAATAGCATTAGCTACTGCTTGACAAGTTAATAAAGAAGTTTTAAAAGCATTAACTACTGGTTTCTGTCTTTCTGATGTCATTTAATATGCCTTTTGAATTGTTTAATTGTTCTTTAACTTTAAGTATATAACTAGGAAGTGCAGTCTTTATTCCGTTTAAATTTTGTTGTCTAATTTCATTTAATTCTTTACAACTTAAATCCCAATTTGCTTTCCTTAAATTATGTATTTCTCTAGTTTTATCTTTTGTAATATCAACTCCAACATTATTACGAATATTGGAAGAATCATCTCTAAAACCAGATTTTACAATAGAACCATCATCAGATTTTTCAGCATAAGCAGCATCACACCAACAAATAATTGCTAAATCTTGTGTTTGATTATAGTCAGGTAAAAAATTTTTTAAATAACCATCAGAATCACTTACTATTCCAGTATCGGAGCAAGCAAAACAATTATAATTTGGTGGTTTAAAAGTTATATCACGATCAACTTCTTTTCTTTTGTAGTTAAAACTCATAGTGCGGGTAAGTTAAAATGGAACGTTTTTATTCCTGGATTTTAATTGTATCTTGTTTTTTTGAGGTTGTACATAAAGAAATGATTCATAGTAACCATCACGTAACCATTTGAAGGCATTTGGAAAACAAGTAACAAAGCCTCCATCTTTTTCAATTTTGTTTTGGTCAGCTATAGCTTTTAATAAAGCAGGTTTTAATTGAGTTTGAATTTTTTTTGAAATTTTATTGTAATGCTGATAAGTTAATTTTTTAGATTGACCACTAGCTCTTTTTTTAATTTTTTGATATTGATTCCAAAAATCATTAAAATCATCAGTATATATATTATTTGTTTTAGTTATTTGTTTTAGTTTTATTTGTTTTAGTTCGTGTATCTCTGAGATACCACCCCTAGTATCTGAGGAATACTGGTCTGGTATCTGAGGAATACTAGTATCTGAAAAAGACTGCGGTTGTTTACTAGGATTTTGAAGTTCTGGATGTGTAGTGGTATTCCTAAGAGACTCACTAGAAGGAGGAACTACTTTTAATTCATGCCAAACAGTCACTCTATAAGCATTTGTTGCCTGTCCAGAATCATCAACTCTACCAATTTTTTCTAGCCAACCATTTTCACATAATGATTTAATTACTTTAACTACTTTATTTCGACCTATTTTTGCATCTTTCGCTATGGTTGCATAAGAAGGCCAAATATTAGGATAGTAACTTTGTAAAACCCAAAGTACAGCTAATTCATAAGGGTCAATTCTACCTTTTAAAGCGGTTGGTAAACTAACAAAAGGTGTTTTTTCAGGTATAAAACTCATGGTCAAAAAAATTTATATAGATGTCAAAGGGCTAAATCCAGCTCCGCAAGGAAGTAAAGTCTACTTGGGAAAAGGTCGAATGATCGAAAGTTGTAAAAGATTGAAGTCATGGCGGGTTTTAATTAAAAAAGAAATCAAAAAAGCTAATAAAGAAATGATAACTGGACCTTGTGAAGTCCACATTTGTTTTCGTTTATCAAGGCCTAAGTATCATTATTTAGCTAGTGGTGAACTAAAAAAAGATGCACCTAAGTATGTAATTACTAAGAATAGAGGTGACTTAGATAAATTAGTTAGAGCATGTTTTGATTCTTTAACCATGACAGCAATTTCAGATGATGCCATAATTGTGCAGTTAAATGCAAAAAAAAGGTTCTGCGAAAAAAACGAAGAACCAGGAGCACAAATTTTAGTTTTGACAGTTAAATAATTAGTCGAACAGACTTCAACCCGCAAAAGTTAGTCTTTTCCTTCTTATGACCTCTTTGCAGAAAAAGAAGGTATTTTATCCTTAAAGGATTCGACTAACTTAATGTAGCAGATTATTTTGAGATTTTTAAATAGCCTATTTTGTTTCCATTAAGATCTTTCAATGGTTTAGAAAAAGGTAAATCTTCATTAGTTAAAGTTGCTTCTTTAGCAAAATTTGCGAAGTCTTGAAAGATTCTGCTAATTTCAGGAGCAGCATCTTCACAAAACATATCGTTATCAAGATTGATAGAAAAAGTAAGTTTAGACATAATTAACTCATCATTTGAACATAATCACTGATTTCAGTAATAGACATACCACCATCATCAAATTCAGCAATATCATTATCAAAAAAGCCATTTGAAACTTTTTTAATAGCTTTTTTAGTATTTACATTAAGTTTTAATAACTCACGTAAATCTTGAAGAACTTCGTCTTTTAAAGTAAGTTTTTTCATTTTTTTAGTTTTTAATAATTTTCATTTGATTAATAGGAAAAGTGTTATAGCAACCTATTTCACTTTTTAGGTCATTTGGTGCATCAACAATAGTAAAATCAGCTATTATTCCACCTAAGCCTTTTCTATAATTTTCAGGATCTGCATAAACAAGTCCTAAATTATCTTCTATTGTTTGATAAAGAATTTTTTTCATTTGTTAGCCCCAAACCATAGTTTTAATTTCTTCATCATTCATATGAATGTGTAAGTTTTGTCCTTTAATTAAATTTTCAAGCATAGTTTCATTTAAAGAAATATTTTCAGCAAAATCATCTCTACTTATGTCATTTGCTTTATCCCAAACTTCATTTCTATCTAAAGTTTTAGGATTATATCCTCTAGCAAAAGCTACTATAGATTTTTCACCTTTATAGCAACTCATTACATAAATTCCTTCATCTTTAACTAGCCAAAAAGATTTTTTATTAGTGTACTTATCTTCATAAGCAACTTTAAATTCTTTAGCTTCAAGTGTTGCTTTAGCTAAATCTCTCAACTTTTTAGTTGATGGAAAAGTAAGACAGTGAACATTTGTGTTGTAATTCATGATTAAACCTCTACTGTGTCTAAATCAAGAACTTTAGGTTCCATCATTGAACCTTCTAAATCCATTGCTAAATCTTGAGCTAAATAGTCATTTCCATCAATTTCGATAGCTGTAATTTTCCAACCAAAGAAATCATCAAAAGCTTTAATTCCTTTAGCTGTAATAGCTTCAAAACGAATTTTATCGTTTTCTTTTTGATATTTTCTAGTAATATCAAAGGTTTGAGTTAGTTTCATTGAATAACTTGCGGGTTATATATATATTATATAGTGTAATGACTATGAATGACTCTAATACATCTAAATAGTTGCATACTTAGTAAAGCTATTTACAGTTATTTAAAGTTAATGCATAATAAATATGTAATTTATTCTATTCATTCAACCCGCAATGAAATTACTTACAAAAGAACTTCTAAAGAAGTTACCTCCTTTAGGTCATTCAAATGAATCTAAAGAGGGAGCCAAAGCTATCGTTAAATGGTTTACACCAGATTCAAATTGGACTTGGTATGTTGCTGAATACAACCCTGAAAATGGTATGTGTTGGGGCTTAGTTGACGGATTTGAAAAAGAGTTTGGCTATTTTATGTTTGATGAAATTAAAGCTTTACGAGGTCCAAAACCATTTTGTTTACCAGTTGAAAGAGATTGGTCTTTTGAACCTGTTAACTTAAATTCTTTACTTTAATGCAAAATTTATTTCTCTATTTAGCAGTGGGCTTTATAAGCTACACTGCTTTTTCTTCCTCTTTAGATAAGAGTACACAAATTCACTGTAATAGTGGAATACAACGCGCTTGCGCAGCTTTGGCAAAATGAAAAACGTTAAAGCCTTACAAGGTACAACTAAAGAATTAAAAGATTATTATTTTTATTTAAATAATAATTTTTTAATGGCTTGTCCTATTTTTGATAATGGAGAACCAGATTCATTAAATGATTTAATTGTTGAAGAATGGTTTGCTTTAGATGAATTATCACAAGAATCAATAGTAGAACTACTAGAAATTTATAGAAAGCTATTTAGTTTAGATTTTCCTTGTGATGAACTTACTAAAGTTTATGTTCAAGGTTTACGTACAAAAAAAATTGAGGTTTACGCATGACAAATGCTTTATTAAAAACAGATTTTGTAGAAGAATCTGATTATCGATCTGAATCTAGTTATTCAGCATCTGATCTTAAATTAGAAACTAAAACCAATGGTTTTACTTTATGGGATTATAAACATAATCCTAATACTAGAAAAAAAGTTGATACGCCAGCTTTAAAAATTGGTCGTATGCTTCATAAAGCAGTATTAGAACCTGATGAATTTACTTCTTTTTATCAAGTAATTGAAAATAAAAGAACAAAAGAAGGTAAAGCTAAAATTATAGAACTTGAAGAAAAAGGAATAGAAGCTATTTCTTTTGAAGAAAAAGTTTTAGCTAATGATATAAGAGATGCAGTTGCTAATCATTCGATTGCTTCTGATTTATTTTCTAAAGGTGCACCAGAGCAAAGTTTTTGGTGGGACCATGAAGAAACAGATTTATCTCTTAAATGCAGAGCAGATTGGATTAATGGCGATACTGTTATTGATTTAAAAACTACTGCAGAAGGTGGGGCGAATGAAGATGTTTTTTCAAAATCAATGGCTAATTTTTTATATCATCTTCAAGCTGCTCATTATTTAGAAGGCACAAGTGTAATTGGCTGTAAAAGATTTGTATTTGTAGCTGTAGAAAAAGTTTATCCTTTTAATATTGGTATTTATGAATTAGATTCTGAATCAATAGAAGAAGGTTTACGACTACAAAAAGAATCATTAAAAAGAATAGCTAATTATGTAAAAACAAATAAATGGACTGGATATAACACTCCTGAAGAAGGAATTAAAACTATTAGCATACCTTACTGGGCATTTAAAAAATGACAAACTTTGACCCTAAAATTCAATTTATTAAAGCTTTACAAAAAGCACAAAAAGAATTTCCTTCTTTAGGAAAATCTAAACATGTTAATCAAGGTGCATTTGGCTATGATTATTTGCCACTTGAACAAATGCTTTCTTTACTACAACCTGTATTACATAATAATGATTTTCATTTATCTCAACTTTTTGGTTATACACCAACAGGAGAAACTTTAGTAAAAACTAAATTAGTTCATATAGGAGGACATGAAGAAGTAAGTGAATTGCCATTATTTCTTCCACCTCGAGATTTACAAAAGAAAAATGAAGCTCATGTTTGGGGAGGTTCTGTTACTTATCAAAGAAGATATAGTATCAAATTAATTTTAGGTCTTGAAACTGATATGGATAACAACATGGAAATTCAAGAAGAAAAACCTAAAAAAGAAAAACCTAAAGCTACTGTAAATCAAAAGTCAACTACTTTTGTTTTAGCTAAACAAGCTATTGAAAAATGTACTGATTTAAAAAAACTTGATCCTTATACCGATACATTTAGTGAAAGACTTAATGAAGGTAAATTAACTCAAGAAGAATATAAAAAATTAGTTGATATTTTAGAAAAAAAATATTTAGATTTAACTGAAAAAGTATGACTGATAAACAGTATTTAACTACAAAAGATCTTGCTCATAGGTATGGTTTAAAACCTAATACTATTAAAAGTTGGCGAGATAAAACTAAAGCTGGTAAACAAACAGGTCCGTCCTGGTATGTATTAGAAAAAACCGCAATAGCTATTGGCTCTCCTAGAGTCCGCTACGAACTTCACCAAGTTTTAGCTTGGGAAGAAACAAATAACATTACTCCAATCAATTCATTTTAAAATTATGGCTTTTCAAGAATTTGTTCCTGCATTATCACTTCCAGTAAATTTTACAGTTAGAGATAATCCTTATGAAAATAGTAAAGAAAAATATCCTAAACAAATGCGTTTATTTATTCCATTAACTTCTATTGATGAATTTTGCGCTCACATTAAAGCTGCTGCTGAAGATGAAAACTTTAAAAAACTAGGCAAAGTTTATGACATGA